CTCAGGTTTCTCCCCTGATATCTGGGAAGATATCAGCTTCGGGATGACTCCCGAAGGCTCGAAACCTGGCGTGGAACTATTCTGGTTCGTCCGGAATAACGTCGTATACACCCTGTTTGTTTGCAGGGTCTATACTGGCCGCATTCCGTTGGACTATGAATGCGTTGACAAGAGGGTGAATCACATGTGTGATTCATGCCTTGTTAGCAAGTTCTATGTGATGATTCCTTCCTGTGAATAGACCTTTCGGATCGACACCCAACCGCCCAACCTTGTTAAAGACAATGTCTCTTTCAAGGCCAGTGGTAAAGGCCGTCCGCAAGGCTTCGTATTCAACCTGTAAATTGTTGATGTTTAACATCACCACCTTTATAGGAGGAACAGTCATAAGTAATGGATCGGGTGCCCGTCCTTCTGGAGTTATGTCAGCAAAGATCCCTCCCATTTCCTTTTGGAAATCAAAGAGGGCGTGTTGACATCTCTTCAGTCCGTTTTCTAAGACTTCCATCTTAGCCTCTGCTATCCATTCAAAGTACACATCTAATGAGTGCTTTGATCAGATTTTATTACACCCCAGATACGGTGGGAAACGTTCCCAGAATGACAAACATTTCGTCATTAGGGTTCTTTCCGAATCCGTAGCTAGGGGATGTAGGCAGAGTCGGTATGTCTTCTCCGCAATTCGAGACCAATTGGCCTCAGTTGCGAGGGAGGCATACAGTTCACGGATCATCCCGGGTGATGCCATAGTGTAATCACCATGTAACCACCGGGCTTCTATATCACAGATGACAGAAGCGATGTCCATAAATGACACCTGTCTGTCTAACACCTGTTTTATAGGAGCACCAGTGATCTCGAGTCCACGTCGTATCCATCTCTTCGCCATCTCGTATGTATCGTTTGATACATGTGATTTGGTTGGAGAGATAGATACACCTAAAGATGATAAGATTGCGGAATAAGCTTCAGCAACCTTATTGTCTGTTAAGACTATATCATCTCCGAGTAGCGCATATCGGCTTCATTGAGGGCTGTAACCAGCTCTCATTGCAGCAATACGCACGACAACGTGGTGGCAGAGACTAAACATCGGTCAAGAGCTATATGCCCCCATGGGTTGCCCGACTGCATACTTGTATTCAGTCTGGTTCCATTGAGCCATAAACGCTTGATCGGTCAGTAGTCTCTTCCATGCCATGGCGTAGTCATCACCTACCAGTGCACCTAGGATTCTTTGTTGAAAATCAACTGGGAATCTGTCAGTCGCACACGATAGGTCATAACTCCAATATGGCCCCACAGCCGGTAACCATTTCCGGAAGGAGTCCTGCTTAAAGGTACAATCACCTTTCATCCGTCTTAGCATGTCCATTAAGGACGTGTGAAGAGGTTTAAGTGCTGATTGAGTCCAATAATCCAGGATACCTATTATTCTTGATTTCCCTTCAGGATCCTTAACGATTGACAGTCTTCGTAAAGACTGGGAGGGTCTAAGTTTGAACTTAGATCTCCATCGTGACAGGAGCCCTGGAATGGATTTCAAGGAGTCCATATAGGCGGTCAATTGTTCTCCGCCCAGTGTCTGAATGTCTGCGTGCTGAATTTCAGTTAGCAGTGTCAGTTCACTGATGGAGGACAACAACGCTTGCCCATGTGGTCCAGATTTGGTTGTAAGGTGAGGCTCTTCCCAAACTGGTCTATCCAATTTCAGGCCAAGTCTCTTAACTACCTCGAGTCCTTCCGCCACTGTACTTTCGTACGATGGAGTAGGGATTCGGGGGTCCGTTAAGGAACTTGTGTCTGGCTCGACCCATCCGGGAAGGACCCTTGACACTAGAAGTAGTGTCAGGAGTCCTCTTTGGTGGTCGGGGTTATCAGAATGAAGCAGAGCTTGAAGAGGTCCCAACGATGTTGGGAGACCCTTCTTGTTCAGCCCCAGACCGATAACGGGGGACAGATCAGGGTATCCAGAGAGAAA